AAGATGTAGTAACAGGTGTGTATCCTCGTAAAACAATTGATTGGACAAAGGTTAAAAAAAGAGCACAAGAGAATCCAAACATATCAGAGGACGAACTTCATGCAGCATCTCTTCAATATAATTTAAATGTTAAAAATCCAAACAAAGTTTTATCTAAAAAAGGTTTTATTGAAGTATTAGATGGCGCCACAGGTTTTATGTTAATTAAAAGAAACGTTTTTAAAAAAATGGCTTTAGCTTATCCCGAGTTGCGATTTGTACCAGATCAACACATTGGTGCTCCACATGACAAAACCTTTAATTATCATGACACATCTAAATGGAATTATACTTTTTTTGACACAATGATAGAGCCAGATACCAAAAGATATTTATCTGAGGATTATGCATTTTGTCGTTTATGGCAGAAAATAGGTGGTAAAATATATGCTGATATTGCAAGTGGTATGACTCATTATGGTAATTACTCATTTAAAGGCAACGTAGGTACTCAATTCTTGCCACAAAACAATAAATAATTTAGTATACTCCGACATGAAATTAGTAGATTTAAAATTTCAACCAGGTGTTGACAAACAAGATACTGCTTATTCAGCAGGAGATCAAAGAAAATATACAGACTCAGATTTTGTGCGATTTCACTACGGAAAACCTGAAAGATGGGGTGGTTGGTCTTATTTACCAAATCCAAATAAAACTATTGTGGGCGTGGTCCGTGATACACATAGCTGGATTGGTCTAGATGGCACAAGGTATCTTGCTTTAGGAACTGATAGAAAATTATATTTATACTCTGGCGGATCAATTTATGACATTACACCAATAAGAGAAACAGCGTCACTTACAAATCCTTTTACAACTAATGGCACAACAACAGTTACTGTTACAGACGCAAGTCATGGGGCTGCAGAGGGCGACTTTGTAACCTTTGATTCTTTTTCCACTATTGATGGTTTAAACATGAATCAAGAATTTCAAATAACCACATATGTTGACGCCAACACATACAAGGTAACACATACAAGTACAGCTTCTGGTTCTACATCAGGAGGTGGTGGGTCAGGTAATGCTAAATATCAAATAACCACAGGTCCTGCTACATCCACATATGGTTATGGGTGGGGCACTGAAGCATGGGGATCAAGTACTTGGGATACGGCACGTTCTTCTTCTGACGTTACTGTGGCTGCAAGAAACTGGTCATTAGATAATTTTGGTGAAGATTTAATAGCTACCGTTTTAAATGGTGGCACGTTTATTAAAGATATTTCTGGTTCAATAGACGTAAGAGCAACAGCATTGTCTAACGCTCCTACTGCATCTAGGTTTAGTTTGGTATCTACGGACACTAGACATTTACTTATATTTGGTACAGAAACCACTATCGGTACACCTGCTACACAAGATGATTTATTATTTCGTTTTTCTGACAGAGAAGACGCTACTGATTATACACCAGTTGCAACAAATGAAGCTGGTTCACTACGTATATCTGATGGTTCTAGAATAGTAGGCGCTGTAAAATCTTCAGGTCAAATACTTGTTTGGACCGATACATCACTTCATGGTATTCAATTTGTTGGCACACCTTTTACTTTTGGTCTTAGACAACTTGGTGCAAACTGTGGACTCATATCACAACACGCAGCGATTGAGGTTAATGGTAGAGCGTATTGGATGTCAGATGATGCTTTTTATTTATATGATGGTGTTGTCAAAAAAATGCCATGCTCTGTGCAAGATTATGTTTTTGATGATTTAAGTTATACAAATAAAAATGATATTGCTGTTGGACTTAATACAGCATTTAATGAAATAATTTGGTATTACCCTTCTTCAAGTGCAACGCAAATAGATAGAGGAGTTGCTTACAATTATTTAGAGAATACTTGGTATACGGTTAGCCTTGGAAGAACTACGTGGCTTGGTGCTTACGTATATGAATTACCAATTGCTACAGAATATAACTCTAGCACAACAGCAAACGTATCAACCATACTAGGTTTAACAGCAGGTGCATCTTTTATTTATGAACAAGAAACAGGTAATAATCAAGCAGACGGTACGGCTATTTCAGCATTTTTACAAACAGGTTCCGTAGAGATTGCTGATGGCGACGAACTTATGTCAGTAAGTAGATTAGTTCCTGACTTTGATAACTTAGCCAATACAATGACAGCTACTTTAACATTAGAACAGTATCCACAATCTGCAGCTAATGTAACCACAACAGGCAGTATTACTAGCACCACAGAGAAAATTGATGTAAGAGGTAGAGGTAGAGCGGTTAAAATTAAATATGAAACTAATACAGTTAATGACACAGCTTGGAGACTTGGATCTACCAAGTTACAACTTAGACCAGACGGAAGAAGATAATGTCAAAGATAACAATAACTAGATTACCAAACGCTACACCAGAATATGATGCTAGTCAATTTGACCAAATGGTAAGTCTACTTGATCAAATAATTCTTTTGTTAAATACAAACTATCAAGCTGACATAAAATCAGAGTCGGAGCAGGAGGCCTTTTTCCTTGGCTAACGTATTTAAAAGCGCAATGTTAGATGTTACATCAACAGATTTAACAACTTTGATTACCGTACCAACAGCTAATCCTGGTTCAACACCTCCCGTGCCACCTACAACGGCAGTGGTAAAATCTATTTTAGTTTGTAATGACTCAGGCAACACAACATTATTAGATGTTGAGGTGTTAAGATCCTCAGCTACATTTGAAGTATTTAAAGCAAAAAGTGTTGCTACAAACACAACAACAGAATTATTAACACAACCATTAATTTTACAAGAAAGTGATGTTATGAAAGTTCAAGCTAATGCAGCTAATCAAGTGCATATTATAGCTAGTTTTATGGAGATCACAAAAGGACAGCTCTGATTAATCTTCATTCGTTATTTATTACACCTGTTTTTTCTTTACAGTTGAAGGGCCACGAGCATTTAGTCGACAGCATTTATCAAATACGAAAGAATGACAAAAAAGGTATGCCACGGTCTAATATTGGTGGTTGGCACAGTGATGATGAAATACATAATATAAAAAGGTTTAAACCTTTGGTTAGTGATATTCTTAAATATGCAAAAGATTGTTTTAATCACATGGATGTTAAAGATAACTATGCTCCTGAGATAACGGGTATGTGGGGTATGATAAACCCTCCAGGTTCACGAAACAATGTGCATACACACCCATATAATTATTTGTCAGGTGTATTTTATCTTAAAGCTCCCAAAAAGTGTGGAAATATTGTGTTTCTAGAGCCTAAACCACAGTCGGAGGTACTATCACCCCCAAAAACAGATAAAGCCTCTATACACCTCGCTCACAGCGTACAATGGGAACCTGTTGAAAATTCCTTGATTTTTTTCCCCTCATGGTTACAACATGAAGTACAAACAAATAATTCTGATGAAGATAGAGTTATCATTAGTTTTAACATAAATTGGAGAAAAGACGATGCCGATAGTTGAACCTGCTGAATTATTAGGTCACATTACAACTGAAGATGGAAGAAAAATTCCTCATTACAAAGTAAAAACTGAAACAACAATTACTAATGTCGACACGGGCGCTGAATATGAATCAGAAGCTGCAGCTCAAGCTGATGTTGATAATCCAGGAACATCTACAACTGCTGAGAAAATAAGAAGAGACGTAAAAGTATTTGCTCCTTCTTTAGCAGATATGTTAGGTGAAACCCCTGAGTAAAGTATTTGTAGAAGAAAATTTTTTTCCTTTAAATATATACAACGAAATTGTTCAACAAATGATTTCTGTTGAATATGTTCCTCCAAATAAAAGAAAAATAAAAAACCAAGAAGGATGTTATTGGCACAGTCATGATTTAGTAAACAATTGTGATGTTCAAAATCAAATTAAAATTTTAATTAATAAAAAATTTAATTTTAAAATATCTAATTTTTTTTATTCGTCATATACAATGGTTGGTGCGAATGACAAACCAAGGCCACACACGGATGAAAAATATGGTGTAACTCATCAATGTTTAATTTTTATGCATGGAGAAGAATCTACAAATAATGGTACGGGTTTTTATCATAGAAAAAATTCAAAAGAAGCTGAATTAAGTATTCACGTTGGTTTTAAAAAAAATAGAGCCATATTTTTTTCTTCAGATGTTTTACATTCACCTTTACAATGGGCTGGTAACGGCTCCTTTAGATATTCTATTGGTAATTTCTTTAATTAAGCACTACACACTTCACATTCAACATCAGAATCTAAACCTGTTACCATAACAGTCGCATCGGAGTTATGTGGCTTACCTTGAATTGTATGTATATGAGGACCTTTTTTGTGTTCTAATAATTCTTTCTGTAGTCTTTCATTGTCTCTTTCCACTGCTAATAAACGTTCGTGGTATCTGCTCACCTTATCAGCAAGGTTAGCTATAGCCTTCAATACTTCTTGATTTTCCATAATATCTCCTTGATTTGTAATTTTTTGGGTGAGATCTAATTTAAACATGTGTACAGAATATATCAAGTAATCTTTTTTAAATTGTTTTCTTGACAAGAAAATTATGTTATGAAAGGGACAGAAAAAAGAATGATAGAGATAACCAAGATACCTATTTTTGTAGAAGAGGTAAGTGTTTTTACATTACCGAATCACGAATATTACAAAGAAAAAATTAATGAAATTGTAAAAATAGAAGAAAATAAAAGCATTCATAAATTTTCAACTGTTCCAGATAAAGAAGACAATGTAAAAGCTAACAGAAGTGCTTGGGATTCACATTTTAGATACCCTGTAATAAACGAATTAACAACTGATATAAGAAATGTTATTCATCAATCTATAAAACAAGATAACTATGACGCTCCTGTTTTATCAACAATAAACGCTTGGGTTAACTGGTATAAAAAAGATCAATTTGCAGAGTTCCACCATCACGGTTGTCACGTGGCGTGTGTTTATTTTGTAGATGTTGAAAAAACAAATGCAAATTTTTTATTTTCAAATAAAGATATATATAGGCTTATAAAAAGAGAAGGTGATAAAACTGTAACTAATGATAGAAAAGAGTTAACTGCTAAAGACGGAACGGTAATTTTTTTTAGTGGTAATACTTATCACGGTGTACTTCCTAATTACACAGATAATCTTAGAGTTACTTTTGCTTGCAATTTTGCAGTAGATTACAATTCAGAAAGAAAAGACTATTGAAATTTTTAGGTTTACGATTATGTGAACACGATTCTAATATTTCGTATTATACAGGCGAAGAAGTTTTATATTATAAATTAGAAAGACACACACAAAAAAAATATGATGCCTATAATAATTTTGAATTATGGATTGATGATATTAAAAAAATATGGGGCGTTACACCCAATGACTTTGAAGAAATAGGAATTGTTTTTGATCCGTGGGCATATAAACTTAAAGATCAATTTTTTTTTCCAGAAACTACTTTTAAATATCTTCCTTATAATATGACAAGAGTAAATCACCATTATGCACACGCACTAAGTTCTTGGCCTTTATACGAAGAATGTAATACGCATTTTGTTTTTGATGCTGAAGGTGATTTAAACATTGGATGGACTGTTTTTAAAAATAACAAAATTTACGACATTGGATATTTAGATAAAAAAGAAAGTGTTGGTAAAGCTTATAATAACGCATGTTATCTTTTAGGAATTGAAGGAGCAGGTGGATTGAATGCTGCAGGAAAACTTATGGGATTACAATCGTATGGGAAATTAGATGAAGAATATTTAAGTAAAATAAAAAATTTTACATTAAAAAATGTAGATGTAATATTTAATTTTTCTTTATATGAACAGCATGTAGGGGATAAACTTTTAGCCTCTCATAAAAAGTTGGATTGGATTCACACTATTCATTTTTATATGAGTTCTGTTATGGTTAATTTTTTTAAAGAGGTAGTGGATAGTGAAAATGATTATATAACATATTCAGGAGGTGTAGCACAAAATGTGGTGTGGAACACTTCTTTAAAAAAACAGTTTCCTAACTTAGTAATACCACCTTATTGTGGAGATGAAGGATTAAGTTTAGGTATAGTAGAATATTTAAGACTTAAACATAAACAGCCAAAAGGAGTATTAAATGAATATATGCTCTAATAAATATGAAGCTTTACAAGTTATTTTAGATCAAAAAATACTAGCTATTTTTCATGGATCATCAGAACTTGGACCAAGGGCTTTAGGAAAAAGATCTTTTCTTTTCGATCCTAGAAATGATAATGCTAAACAAATTGTTAATAAAGTAAAAAAAAGAGAAAATTATAGACCTTTTGCTGCAACAATTATGTTAGAATATGCTAAAGAATGGTTTAATATGGAAAATATTAATGAGTCTCCTTACATGCTTTATGTTTTTGAACCTCTTTCACATAAAAAAGACATAATAAAATCAATCATACATGTAGACAACACTTGTAGATTACAAACAGTTACTAGAAAACAAAATAAATTTTTCTATGATTTAATAAAAATTTTTTATGAAGAAACCAAAGTTCCTTTATTGTTTAATACCTCATTTAATTTAGCAGGGGCTCCTCTGGTTGAAACTTTAGAGGATGCTTTTAAGACAATAAAAAATTCTAAAATTAATAATATTTATTTACCAAAATGAAAGAAACAGTAGTAGTTAAAAAAAGTTTTTTTGTTTCACAGATTGACAATAAACATATGTTGGAAACAATAAAAACATTTATAGAAACAAATAAAGAAAAATTTACGGAAAGAAGTTGGGATTGTGAAGCTTACACATCGTATGGTATATATAAAAATATTTTATTTGCAGTAGATGAATTTATATATTTAAGAGAATACATAGAAAAACAAATAAGTAAATTTTTAAAAAAACCTTTTATGATAACAAGTTCTTGGATAAACGTTTATGAAAAAGGAGGCTATCAAGAATTTCACAATCACATAGAAAAAAATCTTTTAAAACAAGGTGCTGGTGTTTTTTATTTAACAGATGACAACTCTGAGATTGAGTTTGCTGTTTTTTCAGAAAATACTTTTCATTCATACAAACCTAAACTTGGAGAGTTAATTGTTTTTGATAGTGATTTACATCACAGAGTTAAACATTCTAAAAAAGAAAGAATGTCACTTGCTTTTAATTTTAAATATGAGGGTTAAAGAAAATGAAATATTATAACTTGTCAAAGAACATAATAGCTTGTGATGATTTTTTACCACAACAAAAAATAGATGAACTTTACAGTGATATTTTAAATAACAGAAAAATTTTTAATATTCCTAATTGGATTAAATCTAAAGAATTATTTAGTAGTAAGTGCGGAGGTTTAGATTTTTGGTTACAAAATAAAACAAAAAAAAATAATGATAATTTTTTTGAAAGTCTTCACCAATGGTTTTTGCATCAAGGTTTGTCTTATTATGTGAAAGATAATGCATCGCAAGTTTACGAGTTTTTAGAAAGAGACTTAATGTGGAATATACATGTAATTAGTTATAATAATGGTGGATATTATAACTGGCATAGAGATAATCCAAATAAAAATATTTTTACATTTAATTTAGTTTTAAATAAAGGAGATTCTCTTAAAGGGGGTGATATGCTTTTTTATGATAATAAAATAATAGAAGTAAAAAACAAAAATAATTTTATGGTAGTATTTCCTTCTTATATACCACATGCAATAACTCCTTTATATTCTAAAGATAAACAGGATGTTCCTTTTTTAGAACAAAGATTTAGTATTCAATTTTGGATAAGCCTACGATGAAAGCTCAAACAAATGTATTTGGTAGAATAGTTAAAAGATATGATCTTCCTTTAGATGCCATAGATGATTTAAATAATAAATATGAAGAACATAAAAAAGAGTTAACTTCTTTTGGTCCAAGATTAGCAGGTAGACTTGATTCAGAAAAAGAATTTACTCATTTAATTAGTGAAACTAAAATAGCTAAAAACATTGTTGATTGTATGAACGATTATATTGAAACTTTAGAGAAGACAGGGTTATATAATGGAAGTAAAAAATTAGAAATATTAAGTTGTTGGATTAATGATATGAAAGAAGGTGAGTACAATCCACCGCACACTCATCATGATAGAACAGGGTGGTCTACTGTTATGTTTTTAAAAGTACCTGAATTTATTGATGATACAAAAGATCCTCATAAATTTAAAGATGGTAAATTAGGTTTTATGTGGCCAGATGGTATTGGCTGTGAATGGATGGAACCTGAAGTAGGACATTTTTATATTTTTGAAGCTAAGCATCAACATTGTGTTATGCCATTTAAAACAAAAATAAAGGGGGAAGTTAGAAGATCTATGTCTTTTAATTTTATAGAAAAATATGTTAAATAAAAAAATTACTTTCTGTGCAACAGATGAAGGAATGTTAGATGTGTGGCCACACCCACAACCTGCTTCTAAATTTATACCAGAAGAATATAAAAAATTAGAAAGACATCATAGGGGCAACATGCACGCTCCAACTTTAAAAACATGCATACCTTTTTTAGATTCTTTAACGATGGGATATATAATTCCTTTTGATCAAGATTATTTAGTTGATCCTGTAGAAGAAGATTTTTCTGTTACTCCTGCAAATAAAAATAGAGATGATTTTGGAGTTCATAATGAAACACAATTACCTGAACAATGGCGTAAAGTGTCAGGAAAAAATGCAGGAAAATTTATGAATAAATGGTTAATAAAAACTCCTCCTGGTTATAGTTGTTTATTTATAAAACCAATGAATAGGTTAGAACCTAGATTTGAAATAATATCAGGAATTGTGGACACTGATACATATGTCAATACAATTAACTTTCCTTTTATTCTTCACAAGAGAGATAAACAATTTTTAATAAAAAAAGGTGAACCTATGATTCAAGTTATTCCTTTTAAAAGAGAATCATGGAAAAAATGGTCAGGTTTCTATATGGAAAAACTTCATGCAAAAACTCTTAATAAATTATTAAGTAAATGGGTAGATAAATATAAGACTATGTTTTGGAAGAAAAAATCTTTTAGATAAATGTATATAAAAGCAAATATAGATGATTGTGCAGTTATTATTAATGATTTTTTGCCTAATGATTTATTTAAAAAAATATCTAATTTTAATTTTAATTTTGATTCTGACTCACATACAGAGTGGCAAAAAACTCTTTATTTAGATAAAAATGATTTTAGAACAATGCAAAAAGTTAATACTCAAACAGATCTTGCAATAATATGTAAAGATAAAGTTGAAGCAAAGGATAAAGTGTTTGAAGATTTTTGCCAAATATTAATTGATTGTCCTTTTATTCCTTTTCAATCTAATTCAAGAATATCAGTTTCATATTATGAATATGATAAATTTTCAGGCATTAATTGGCACGATGATGGTAAATATACTTTAAATTATTCTTTTTATATTCACGATAATTGGGATGATAATTGGGGAGGTGAAACTTTAATAGATACAAAAAGAGGATTACCTTTAGTTTCTTATCCTTATTCTAATACACTTTTAGCAATTAAAAATAAAATACCACACAAAGTGTGCCCTGTAACAGGCCCTATTAAAAGAAAAGTTTTACAAGTTAGAGGTATTTTTTACGAGTAATTTGAGTCGTAATCTCGCCAAGTCTTGCCGACAGCGTTTGTTGTACTATTAGCTATATCATCATCAACTGCATTTTTATAAGCTGTAATTGCAGCTTCAATTTGACCTTTTCTAGTTTCTGCCCATGTAAGTAAAGCAGCAATAGTTGTTGATCCTACAGCGTCGCTAGTAGCACTTAAATTAGTATTTCCTGTCATCATTCCAGTAGAAGCATCTTTGCTTTGAATTTCATTTTGTCCTATTAAATTATTCCAGATAACACAATGAATTGTATTTGGACACCAAGCATCTACCCAATTTTTACCTTTATCTGCCCAATCAATTCCATAAGAATCGTCTATTAAAATTCTATCTCCATTTTGTATTACAATCTGTGTTGCCATAAATATCTCCTAGTGCTTTATAATGTAGTTTACCACCACAAAAGGTGAGAATGAATTTGTACCCGCTGCTGTAACAGCTCCCGTTAAACTTGTTGTAATATTACCTGTTAAGGTACCAGATAAAGTATGAGAGTGGTTATGACCAGTTCCCGAACCTGCATTAAGTGTATTGTTATCTACTTCACCTCTACCATTGGTATCTTGTGGAAAAGGAGTGTTATTCATCGCATTAGGGTGAAACGATTCTGGGGCTTGTTCAATTGAGTGCGAATGAGATGATAATTGAGCAGTAGTTAAGGACGTATTAGAAATACTTCCTGTTATAGTAACAGATTGGTTTGTAGCATTAGTTGCAGCTTGGTTATTAGTTACCGCTACAGTTACTGTATTTGCACCACCAGTACCCGCTAAGTTATATGTATTACCATCGTAACCTTGTGGCATTTTACCTTGTAATTGAGGAACGTTAAAAGTTGTTGATCCATCACCAGACCCATAAGTTGTAGAAACTACAGCAAATAAATCTGCATATGTTGATCTTGATACGGCAGCACCATTACATAACAAATAACCATCTGGAGCCGCCGCAGCAGTCCAAGGCTTGATTGCTCCTACTTCACTTCTATTTACTATATCTTGTAAGTTAGCCATTAGTCGTTATATTTCAACCTCCATCCATTGTCACTGTTTACATAAACAAGCGCAATGCCCGCACCATCGGTGCTTACTGTTAAATCTGCAGCAGAACCTTGTATCTTCTGAGAGTTACGTCCTACTGTTAAATTGTTTGTACCAAAAGTTCCTTCAGCGTCAATAAGTTTTACTTGATTTCCAATTGAAGGAGAAGCAGGTAAAGTTATTGTTACTGCACCACCAGATGTATCAACAAAAAGATTGTCACCATCTGATGCTGTATAGTTACCAGTTTTAATAACCCATGCTTCACCTAAACCAGCTAATGAAAAAATATCATACCAGTTGGTGCCATCAGTAGCTAATAATCTATATTTACCATTAGTTACCGTAACGGTGTTTCCTGAAGCTCCTAGTCTTGCAGATATATCTGCGCCACCAGAAATGTTATTATAGATCCCCATTGTTTTTTGAGTAGCAGGGAATTGAATTGTATGAGTTGTTGAAACTGTTCCTGTGAAAATTAATTGGTTTTGTCTAGCTTCGTTGTTCGCTTGAGTCTGAGGACCATCGCCGTTTGTTAGCGTTGTTGAAGTCCCTGTAGTAATTGCTTTTGAATAAACACCAGCAATAGCAAATTCAAAAACCTGAGAAAAGTTATTATTTGTAATAGTACCCCAAGTACCTGAATTTTCTCCTGTGGTTTGTAGCTCTATTCGTAAGCCTGTTGAATAAGTTGAACTCATTTAATCTCCTAATAAAGTTTTAGTAATTATTTTTAAGTTTGTCAAAACTTTTATGCGGCTTGATGAACTTCTGTCCAACTTATATCCGAGTTAGAATCATCTACAACGGACCAGAAAGTCCCTTGTAAAGTTCCAGCTGTAATTGTAGCAGAAACGCCAGTGATTGTAAAGCTTACATCTGTCCTAATACTTAAAGTTCCAATACTTGATGTTGCGGAAACACTAGGTGCTTCGTAGCTGGTTTCTTGTGTTTCATCCCCTAAAGAAAGTGTTGTTCCAAGACCAGTAACAAATACTGATGTTCCAGCAGTGCCTAATGCCGAAGTCATTGCATTGCCTGAAGGGAATACAACAAATTCTGGATCTGCCTCTGCTGTGCCTACGCTAATATCTAGCTTAGGTTCACTTGCTGCAACAACAGTGACTTGTGAATCACCTGTTATAGAGAAAGTTCCTATTGATGAAGTAGTTGAAACCCCAGTCACCGATATGTTCTGATCGGTAGAAACTGTTTCTGTTCCTAAAGAAGCTGTAAGTGCTTGTCCTGTAAGTGCTTGAGAAATACCTGTTGCACCCCATTGTTGATTGCCCCAACCAATAGAACTGCCCGTATTAATATCAGTATCACGGTTCCAACCAGTTGTTTTTGTAACTGAGCTTGACTCATCTCCTATAGAGGAAGTGAGAGCAATACCTGTGACAGAAATATTCTGATCAGTGGCAACTGTTTCAGTCCCTAAAGAGGCAGTAAGAGAAATGCCAGTTGGATTAACTTCTGCAATACCAGTTCCAGTGGCTGTGCCTAACGCAGACGTTAAGCCAATGCCAGTTACAGATATGATCTGATCAGTCGCAACTGTCTCAGTTCCCAGAGATGACGTGAGGCCATTACCTGTAACAGAAACAGGTGCTTGTTGGTTCCACGCACCACTGTTCCAAGTTTGTCGGCCCCATCCTTGGATAGAGGCCATGTTTTATCTCCTATGCGATTCTTAAAATTGCAGCAGTTGCTTCAGCAGCAGGGAACGTAATAGTAAATGTTCCTGAAGTTGAAGATTTAACCGCACCAAAATCTAATACGCAAACAGATGCATTGGTAGTTAAACCAGATACAGTTGAACTATTATAAATAACAGCAGCTTGTGCTGAAATAGTTGCACTTGTAAATGATACATCACTAAAATCACAAACAGCAGTGTCTGTAGATAAAGTAGGAGTAACTGAAGTTAATGCTCCTCCACCTTCCGCGTAAGTGCCTGATGCACCCACTTCGTCAGTTTGTTGAAATGCAGTTGTTGATTTACTTAATGTTGCTTCTGAGTCGTATAGTGCTAGTTTAAAAGCGTTCCCTGTCGTTGCCGTAAAGTTATGTAGGCCTTTCAGGATCTCCACTTTAAAACTGTTGCATACAGCTTGAGTAATTGCCATAATAATCTCCTATGGGTTCCTTGATTCGAGAGGGATACGAATAACGCCGTCCCGAAATTCGTCTCTACGATCACGCCCCATCTCATATGTGGCTAAAGATTGCATAGACTGATTAAACATTTTATCATAATATTGTATCATATCTGCCGGACCTTTCAAGTATCCAAGTGCTTGTAAAATACAACCATATAATAGCACGTTCGGAGCATTTTGACTTAACCAAGTAGATGTTTGTCCACTTGATAAGCCATCAGGCTTGTACGTGTATGCGAGCTCCACAGTAAGGGCAGCATCGGGAGTTGGCGCAATATAATGCGTGTCTTGATCCCACATAGCATAATACTTAGGGGTACCAGTTGCAGTTCTATCTGGCCAATATTCATTCATAAACGAAATATCTTTTTGTAGCAAGTAAGTTCTCTCAGGAGTTGCTGAAGCGGCATTAAAAATTTGAACATAACGTGTATTTTGCCAATCACTAGGAAGGGGTAAAAAAGGATTATTTATTGTTAATGTTGCTGTGTCATATTTACGATAATAAGTAAGATCTACTGTTCTCATTACTTGATCCTCAATAGATTTTATAAAAGGTTGTATAATACTATCAGATAAAATATTATTATCTGTTTCTGTATAGTTTCTTACATTATCATTTAAATCTGAATAATCGGTCATGACGTACTCACTGTAACATTTCCTATAAAACTTTGCATCTTAGTTATTTTTGAAGGTCGTTGTATACCTAATGGCATCATACTTTTAACAGTAACTACTGAACCATCAGAAAGAGTAGCTGTTTCATTTAAAGCTCCAAAATTATTAGCGGCTATTCCAATTAATCCTACCTCAACAGTAGAATCTACTACTTGAGGTTTTGCATGTTCTAATGATTGTGCATCGGTAGGATGATTAGTAGGATTTAATAAAGGAGATTTAGGTTCGTATTCTGAAATATGAACCCAGGCTCCTGTCCATTCCTGAACCATTTCATTATATGGATATGCTTGTCCATCTCTATCAGAGATTCTTAAAGCAAATTGTCCGGATGAATAACGTCCCATTAGTATGTCCCCGCTGTAATTCCTAATTTAGGCACAAAGTGTGAACTTACATTTCCTCTATTAGTATCTGCTGCTCTTCTAAATTCTTCCTCATAAGCTATTTTTAAAATTTGAGTTCTTTCAGGAGCATATTTTAAAGCTATATAATAAGCTAAACCTGCTGTTAAACACGGTAAAAAAGAAAAAGGTATTTCTGCATTATTAGTATAAGCACCAGAATCTTTCATTCTTAACATAGCATAATAAACTACAGTATAAGCTACATCCGCTGCCGGATATAAATACAAAGTAGGATTAATAGTCTTTTCAAAATAAAATTGAGTAGGTCTTCCACTAGAAGTTTTAACCGTATAATTTAAATATGTTGAACGACTAATGGGAGAACATGAATATTCATTATTACTTGAATCACGAATAACCATGTCTGTTATTTCTACAATTTCAGAAGCAGCATTTGCTCCTGCACCATACAAAGAAGTACCAGATAAACTGGTTGTATCTGCTGCTAACGCAGCAGTTTGTTTTTTTATAGTCCATAGATTAAGTCCTCTATTAGACCATTCAGCTAATAAAAGATTTAAAGATCTACGAGCAGTTTTTAATTCATAACCACTTCGATCTTGTAATCCACAGCGTTCAAAAGCCTCTTCAACAATTTCACTTATTGAAAGATCAAAATCAGCAGTACTGGCATAAGTTGGCATTATTTATTAATCTTGCCTTTTTTACGGGCTTTACTACCAAACTTACCATAAGATTCATTTCTGCTTGCTTTTAATTGTTTCTTTGTTCTTTTCTTTTTAATACGCATAGCAATAGATTCATCTTTACGATCTTTATAACCTTGCTTTTTTTTCTTAACTTTACCACCTTTTTTCATGCCTTCTGGACCACGATCCATTAACATAGTAGGCATACGTTTTCCTTTTTCATCGACTCCGTATCCTCTTGAATACATCATGTCGCCTGTACGACCACCCATATTCATTTTCTTAACTTTACCACCACCACGCATTTTAGCAGTTTTTTTAACTCTTCCTCCGCCTCTCATTTTAGCAGTTTTCTTTTTACCCATCATGATAGACCTCCATTGATCTGTTTGTATTTATTAGCACGTGATACTACGACGTCTCGATAGTATTCGTCAGGCCATTGTTTATAATAACCTTGCTTGTGCAATTTATCAGAAGCTTCCTGTAATTGCGAGAACTTTTGTACCAACATCATAGAATATTTATAATCAGGTCCTGATACATCTACATCCTTATTTGGGGAAACAAGGAACCTTTGTTCTTCTTCCGTTGCAGGATTAGAAGGATGAAAACTCATAAAATAGAAGTCTTTTCTATTATACCATTCATTAAAATCTTCAGTAGCCATATGAAGTTCATCAGGAGAATAACTAAAATAAGGGTCACAAAATATTAATATTTCTTTCTTAGTAAAGTCTAAATTTTTAAGATGGTCATTTAATTCTTTTTTATATGAGCTGTGTTTGGTTTTAACAGCAACCCATACTTTTTTATCTACCCAAGCTTTTTTAGCAAAAGGACACGCAGGCACTCCACCTAAATGGAGGTTGGGAACTTCTAAAAAATGTTTAGACCAAAGTCTAACGTCTTCGATTATTTGTTGCCTTGTCGGTTGTAACTTTTCCATGATTTTAACTTATGTTTATTTTTAGGTTTAGATCTTGAAGAATGACCAATTGAAGTTCTTTTTTTAACTGGAGTAAAATATTCGTTTGATGGTATTTTTTGAGCCATATTTTATAAATAAGTAATAGCACCCATAACCCATAAAGTTCCAAAAATAATATAAATTACTGTTACTGGTTCCATTAATCCCACTTCGCTTTTGCTCTTAAAGACCATCGCTCAAATGCTGCTGCATCTATATCTTTTTTTACCATCGTGGCACCTTCTGGTATTTCATTATAAAGAGCCATTACTTCACCATCTTTAATTTCTACTATACCAGGACCACAGAAAGCATCTTTATCATATCCAGTATTTTTCTTTTTAAGTAATCGTACTTCTTTCATACAAGAAGATAATGACTTCATAGGAATATACTGTGTCATTTGAGTTGCTTGATCATTCATGTTTCCGAAAACGAACATAAGTATTACGCTAATGACTTCCATTGGCCCTCACTTTGTCCTCCAGCTTTTCTGTATCTGTAATTAATTTTTCTATATCTTGCTGTGCTCTTTTTATATTTACGGTGTTACTCATCATACCCTCCATTTCTTCTTGCATGGCTTCTATCTGTGTTGCCATAAATTCAATGAGCATGTCTTGTTGACTATCGGCTGGCAAATTACCCATTTCACCACGAGGCCATTTAATTCTAAATTCTGTGTTTTTTTCAACGTCTGATAACATTAACTTACCTTGTGTCTCAATATTATTTAGCCTTTCAATTACGCCGAAGTAGGCCCACACACCCAGAGCTGTAGCTCCTAGTATGCTGAGAAGATTTCTCATAGGCATACTTACACTTGTATTATCTGATATTTTCATCTTACCCTCCCAAAGGATTTTCTAATGCTCTTTTAATCCTTTTATCCATTTTTTCTTCTAACTCTTTTTGTGCTAGTTTTATTTTTTCCTCTAACTTTTTCATGTCATCTTCTAAAGTATCAATTGTAGATTTTAAATCTTTAGCATTATCTCTTGAATCTTCTTTTATTTGTTGTTCAACATCATTAACAATTGATTCAACTCTACGCACATCTTGTCTTAAATCATTTTTTAATTCATTAGCTACATCAGATACTAATCTTATTTCTTGCATCATCATTTCCATTTCACCCATTAACATTTCTATTTCTGTTTGTAATAGATCTGTCTTACTTTTCATTTCTTCTTTTGTAAGTGCAATGTTTTTATCAAACTCTGAAAGATCAGGTGCAACATAATTTTGTATCTGTTCTTTCATGTTAAGGTAGTCTTTGTAAAATTCAAAGCCACCCCATAATCCTCCACCAAGTGTAGTTAATGCTGTAAGTATAACAAATATTTTGCCACCTTTAAATTTCATTCCAGCAAATTCAAACTCTGCCATTGCTACTCCAAATCCGTCTGCCATTGACTATCAATTATTTCATTCATGAGTCCTTCACTTCCAGCAAATAATAAATACTGTCCTATATTATTATTAGGTATTTGTGTGTCAGGTATTATCATGTCTGTAAAAAATCCTTCCCGATCATTTAATTGTTTTTGTGAGTCAAAAAAAGTTTTTGTATCACCTAAAACTTGCATGACTATTAGTGTTTTTAACTGATTTGTTGAATCATATCTACCTTTATCGCCCATCTTCTTCACGATCTTTTTAGCAGCTTTTTCTTTTTGTTCTTCTTTTTTTACAGGTTTTTCTTCGGTTTCACCTTTATCTTCTGGTTCTTCCATATCTTCTGGTTGATCTTCATCTGCATCAGCCTCTGGTGCGCTTTCTTCAGCCTCTGGCTTTTCAGCCACATTTTCTTTAGATTCTTCAGTAGGTTCTTCAATAGGTTCATCTTTTACCTCCTCTATTTCTGGTTTAGATTCTGGTTCTTCCATATCTGGTTCGTTCATAGATTCTGTTTCTGGTTCCATATTAGGTTCTGGCATTTCCATATCCATTTCAGGTTCTGGCATTTCCATATTCATTTCAGGATCTGGTAGTTCTAAATCAGGCATCTCTAGTTCCATCTCCATTTCAAACTCCATTTCCATTTCAATATTTGCCATTTCCATTTCAGGTATATCCACTTCCATAACAGGCATTTCAAAGTCCATTTCGAAATCAAAGTCCATCTCCATTTCCATTTCAACTGTGTCATATGACATATTCATGTCAGGCTCATCAAACTCTGGTTCAAAATATAGATCATCGCCTGGTGCATCTACAACATCATTATGTTCAAAAATATTTTCTACAATATCTATAACTTCTGCTTCTGTGCTACCACCATATGCTACCCACATTTCAACACTAAGTATATGTTCTGTAACTATTTGACTGACAACGTTATAGAGCACATTAATTGTAACATCATCGAACAAGGGTCCGATTGCTAGATTAATATCTCTACCTCCAATTTCTATGGTTAATGTTGTAATTCCTCCTGCAAAATCAAAACCACTTTCATAAGTTTGATAACCACTATTAACACCTGATTCTGATAATATATCTGTTCCACTAAAGACTGATGTATTTCCATCCTTACCTGTAATGTGCATATAGATTCTATCCTGTGAATCTTGCTTATCTACTTTTATTGAATAATTAGTTCTTCCTCCATTTTGTATATCAAGATCTGATATATCAATTGTTTGTATAAATGTCGTGCCCATGCCCGGTACACCTTGTGTCGATGTGCTATTGCCACTACCAGTTATTTGTGCACATTTATCGGCACCTAAATTATAACAACTATTGCCAGAAGGCATTGATGCAGGACCTTGACCTCCCCAGTCTGTATCCATGTCCCCCTCAAATTTAGATGAAACATAACCAGCATCTCCATCAAGAATATCTCCTGAATCTTCATTAGTTGTAGTTATTGTTGTGGTTGTAGTAGTAGTTTCTGTTGTAACTGTATATCCGTCAGCTTCATATTCAATGGTTTCTACTTCATCTATAACAATGGTTTCTTCGACTCCTGGCGTACATAATCCTGTTGCAGTAACAGGACATTCTGCTCTAAGGGGCGAATGCCACGATACCAGAATGCATAGCCATACCCAATACAATAAATTTAAGAAGTTTTTGCCCATCCGTTAGTCCAGTTGTTTGTTGTTCTTTTTGTTTAATTTCTATTTGTTTAAATACTTGAGATCCTTCAGGTACTAAAGCAGGATTTTTTTCCCACCCTTCTTTAGCTTCTTCCCCTATAGCTCCCATGTACGGACAATATGTACCTGCCATATACATTGCATCCCACACACGAGGATCAGCACAAAGTGTTGACACTGCGGCCACCTTCATGCCCATCGAGTAAAGTGAGCGACTTAATTTTATACGTTCACAATTTTCGTCCGTAATAGTAATTCCGCTGCTAATACCTAGAATCTGGGTTTGCACCGCACCTGCTGCCGCTGTCTTACACACATCAGAATTGTTTACAACAACACTTGGTGAGTTTGCAGTTGGTGGTGCCTTGTCCGTTACAACGGTCGAAGACACCGTGTTCGTATCTGCTCCATTAGCGCTCGTAATTGCACTAGCAACTAAAATAAAACATAATACAAAAAAAAGAATTCTCATTTAACATTTCCATCTTTTTCTTGCTTGACGTAATCTTGAGTTAGGATTTTTTGCAGCTTTAGGAAACTGTTTCATTTGACCTGCACTTCTAGCACAATATGATTTTCTTCTTTTAGCAGCTTTAGATCCTTTTTTAACTTTACCTGTTACGGCTGTTTTTAATTTAGAACCAGGGTTCTCACGTCTGTAACGTGCAGTCCCAGCTTTAGTCATTCCCGCCCCAGACTTTGTGGAGCGGAAATATTTTTTTGTTTTTGGTGGTTGTTTATCCTTAGCCATAAATTACATTAACTTTAGTAGCTTGGTTAAAGAAAACATAAAGATCGGTATCAAATTTTAATCCCATTTCAGGAAAATCAATTTGAAGAATCTCATCTTCTCCAGAACCAATAGCAGGAGTAACTTGAGTAAATTTAACAGTGCCACTTGCACCATCATCTACCAAATCAATTCTGCCTTCAGTTCCACCACATTGAACAGTTAATCCTAACACCCGAGCAGGAGCACTAAGTGTATTACTTCCTGCACTTACTTTAGTAGTTACTTGTCCACTAGAAGTTAATTGTTTAGTTTTTAAAGCAAACATTATTAACTCCAAGGATTAGCAAATGTACCGTTTCCGATTAATTGTGCTTCGACTAACCAAATTAAACCATCAACAGCTCTACATCTAATGTGAGCTCCTTCTAGTCCACCTTTAGTAGTAGCAGTTAAAGTTAAAGTGTCAGTTCCACCTGCGCTAAAAGCAGTCACGGCTCCTGGATCAGTTGCTGTGTTGTTGTAGATCGCCATACCTCTAAACACATCTGCTGTATCTCTACCTGCTGCAGTTCCTGCATTTAAAGTAAAAGTGTTACTTGAAGTTAAACTTGCAGTCATTAAAAACTCATAGATCATTCCAACTCTATTTGTAGAGTTAGGATCAGTTCCTGGTCCTGCAGTTTCAGAACTTGCTGTGTCTATGATTGAAGGTAAGTTAAATACAGTAACGGCGTTTCCGATTTGTACAACCTTGCCTTGATATTTATCTATGCCCGCAATATCAGTTCCACCGTCTGTGGTTCCTGCACTTATTGATTGAGCCATATCAGGACCTGTTCCTAAGAACCCATTAAGGGATCTTACTGGTCCTTGAAAAGTAGTTCTAGCCATTTTATTCTCCTTTGGTCGTATAGACCATTATCGCTACGCCGTCTCTATACCGTCTGCCTAGCCAGTCTGCGTAACTAAATTAATACTAGGAATTATATTGTAAAACAAAAAAGGCGGTCTTGCAACCGCCTTCTTCTATCTGGGAGGATCCAGTAATTTTTATGAACCTTGAGATCCGTAAACCGCTCTAGGATCAGAGTAACCAAAGCTGTATCTCTCTCTAGCTTTGTATCTCATATTTCCTGTGTCAAAATCGCCTTCCATGCCAGTAGCAAGGGCAGCTCTTGTGAAGTGTTTGAATCCATTAGGACAATCTGTTTTAATAAAGTATGCATCAGTATCTGATAGATAGTGGTTAACTGTATAACCACCTGGTAACATACCCATATTTTTCAGAGCGTTGATATCATTGTCAGCAGTACCGACTCTTAGAGTTGAGTTCAAGACTCTATCAGCTACGAATTGAATGTTTACTGGGATAATTAATTTTCTTCCCTGCATTGCAATTTTTAGCCCTCTTTCGTCGATAAAACCAGCAATATCAATCATCGCTTGTTCTAATGAGGTTTCGTTTAAATCTGCATCTGTAGCACTTCTGTTTGAGAAGTTACCACCTAAAGCAGTTGGGTGTGCAGTATTACATAAAGTAACACCATCACCGCCAGTCGTTGCAAATGCTGTGTTTAATACATCAGCACCTTTAACTTGTTTTGTATACGCCATTGAACGAGCCAATGCTTTTGTATAACGAGCAGATAAAGTATCATATAAGTTATCTTCGACTGCTTCTTCCGTTAAAGCGAATGCTAGTGCAATTGTTTCATGCACGTATCTCGCAGTGAAAGATTCAGAAGCGGTATCAAAACCAACTGCTGCACCTTCCGCTTTTACAGAAGCTTCGCCAAAGCCAACCAACATAACCTCTTCTTCGAATGCTCTATCACTAGATTCATTGTCGAAGATTTCTGCGGCCTCGTTTTCATAACGTGCGTACTCTAGTCCAAACAGGGCGTTTAAACCAGGTTCTAGCTCTTTAGCTAGTTGTGCTCTACTTATAGCCATTTTCTAGTCTCCTATTAGTTTATTCCTGTCGCTGTGTTAAAGAAATGTACGTTAAGTTTAACTATCGCTAATCGACCAGCAACGGTTGCGTCATCATTGCTAGGAGAATCTTCGAAACCGAGAATTCTCAAGTTAAGGGAGGCTGTAGTGTTTGCTGTACTTACTGCTAATTCGCCTGCAGAATAACCAGAAGTTGTACTTCCAGTTATACTTGTAGCAAAGTTTGCATTAGCAAAAACTAGTCCATCGGCTGCCGCCGCATCACAATTTATTAAAAATAATTGATTTGGATCATCTATTATATAACCAATAACTTCTGTATTTGCTTTACAAGAAGCAGTGCCTGGATAATAAGCTGACCACGTTGGCGTGCCGTCTAGTGCTGTATATTTACAGCCCATAAAAACACCGAGATATGGTACTGTGCCACCTGCTGCTGCACCTGCATAACTAATTACTCCAGTAGCTAGAGGTATTACCCCTTGTCCTGTAAAAATTTCATTAGCAACGCCAGCTATACTAGCAGTTTGAATAGCATAAGCATTCATACCTTGGGTATTATATGAAGAGCCTTCTCTTACGAAAGGTCGTAATCCGAAAGCAGCATCTATATTTGCCATAATATGTCTCCTTTAGACTCTGGTAGAGACATAGGCCTTACTTATTTAAGACTTTTTGTTTCCACCAAATTCAACCCTACTGCGTTTCTCTTTCGAGATAGGCATAGAAGGGTGCTCGTCTTTCATAAGATCATTATCAATGGAATCTTGTTTTCCTTTAGTAATTTCGGCGAAGTAGGCATCCCTATCTTCCTTAACTTCTATCGGACAACGCATCAATAATAATCCTCCGACTCCAATAACACCTTTGAACTTTCCATCACTAATAGACGGAAGATCCATTCTGTCAGGATACTCTTCTTTTCTTACAAATTCATATCCTGATCGTAAACGAGCCATGATGTTTTTTTCATCTTGTTCGCCACGAAATTCAGCACGAACCCAACGATGGTGAAAACCTTCGGGTGGTTCGGGTGCATCCAAGTTCGAAGGAGGAACCCATCCTCTCTTACGAGCTTTCTTTTCACGGGTTTCAATTTTGCGTGTGGATTTTTTTAATTTTTCAGTCATATTACGCCTCCTTCACGTGTTTTGCGTATTCTTCCAATGGCACATTGAGTCTTTTCGCTATTGCTATTTGTGAAGGTGTGAGCTTCACTACTCGGCGTCCAGATTTTGTTTTTCGTACGGCCGACGCTACAGTCTGAACGGGCTGTTTCGTTTCGGTTTTCTTCTCCTCAATAGTATTAGCATTGCTAAATTTATGAGGAAACTCATTTCTCATGCGAGAATCTACTTCTTTATAGTACTCATTTGACGTTGGGTCAAATCCTTCTTCATTAACAAGTTGATTATGTAGTTCCATTGCTGCTCCTGTCATCATTCTATCAGCACCAAACCACTCATTTCTTGCTGCCCATTCCTCTGCACGAGGATCATAAGACGGTTGTTCAGCATAATCTTGTTGGGGTTCTTGTTGTTGAACCGGTTGAGAAGCATAATTTCTTTCATCATTTTTTTGAGCTTGTTTCATAGAAGCTAATCTTGTGGCGTCTGCTTTAGCTTGAGCTAACTGTTCTTGTGCAGAAACTTGGCCTTCTGTATCATTATCTTCTATTGCTTTTTTAAGTCTAGCTTTAGCTGCTTCTGCAGCATTTGTTACTCTACCTTCATACTCAGATACATAACCTTTTCCAACATTTGTATATCTTTGTTTTAATTCTTCGTTTTCATCTTGAACATCTTTGTAAAGCCTTTCCATTTCTCGCATACGGCCAACAAGATTGTTAATTCGTTTTTTAACATTTTTACTGTAGTCTCCTAAGTCATCAGTTTTATAGGGATCTGTATCTTCTGAAGCTTCAGTCTTTTCTTCTTTTTTAGTTTCAACTTCTTCTTTAGTTTCAACTTCTTGAGGAGCTTCTTCTACAATTTCTTTTACATTGCTTTCCTCTACAACAACTTCTTCTTTAGAGTCTTCATCCTTTAAAGTTACTTCAACAGCGTTGCCTGTTACATCTAAAGGAACTAATTTTTCTTTCGCCATATTTCTCTCCTAAAATAAACTTGCTGGCAGTATATCTTTTGGATGATCAATGACCGCCAGTATTTCATCATCATTCACTATTCTAAGCTCACCACCATCAATACGAATTCTAGATCCTGCATATTTGGTAATAAGTACCCAATCAGTACTCTTGCACCAAGGACCATTGGGAAATCTTTCTTTATCTTTAT